CCTTCCCCGTCCCTCCCCGGTCCCCCAGAAAAAACCGACCGAGGAGAACCGATGTCGACGAGTGAGGCCGGGATCGACCTGGCCGTCGACGACCTCGTCGAGACCCGGCCGGACGTCGACGCTTTCCTCCCCGGCCTCGGGTCTGAGGAGCACGGGCAGGCCTCACCCTTGGAGCTGGCGGTCGAGGCGACCCTCCGCGAGTACGCCGCCGCCCAACTCCTCAAGCCCCGGGACGCCGGAAAGGTCGCCCTCGCCCTCGACCTCACTCGGGTCATGGCTATCAAGCGACGCACCGGCCGGACGTCGACCTACAGCAACGACGCCCGACTCCTCTACGAACTCCTCGACTCATTCGTCGCCGAGGAGACCGCCGGGGACGCCGCCGTGACCGAGGCCATGCAGCAATGGTCCGCACTCCTGGCGGGCATGAGCCTAGGCCGTCAGCCGGCGGCATGACCGCCGAACTCCTGGTCGACCCCGAGGTCGACCCAACGACCGTCCCCGGCCTCAAGTTCTTCACACCCCGCGACGAGTCACGGCCGACCCTCGGGCACCTACAGGCCGCATTCTCTCGCATCTGGATCGGCCGAACGTGCCCCTGCGGTGAGGTCGGCATGATGCCCTGGCAGCGACTCGTGAGCAACGTCCTCGGTGAGGTCGACGAGACCGGCCGCCGCTACTACGGTTTCGGGGTCGTCACCGTCCAGAGGCAGGGCGGGAAGTCGGACCTGTGCGTCGTCCGGTCGGCCGAACGGTGCTGCTCGGTGCCCGGGTATCAGGCCTGGTACACGAACCAAAGCGGGCAGGACGCCCGCGACGAGTTCCTCAAGTTCTACGACCTCACCCTCGCCAAGACACCCCTGCAACGCCTCGTGACCCTGCACCGTTCGAACGGTTCGGAGCGCCTGACGTTCCCCAACTCGTCCCTCTTCCGGCCGCACCCCCCGACCGAGGAGAAGTTACACGGCAAGCAGTCCGACTCCAACGACATCGACGAGGCCTGGGTATTCACCCGCGAGGAGTTCGCCCTCCTCCTACAGGCCATAGCCCCGACACAGGTCACCCGATGGGACTCCCAAACAATCGCCTGGTCGGCCGGGGGAACCCCGCAGTCGACGGCCCTCGCCGACCTCGTCGCCCGCATCCGGCAGAACGGCGGCGGGGCCGTCAAGGTCGGTGACCTTGAGGTCCCCTTCGCAGGGTTCGAGTTCGGCATCCCCGACGACGCCGACGCCAACGACCTGGACGTCATCGAGGCCTACCACCCCGCCCGGGGTCACACGATCACCCGCCGGGGACTCCTGACGATGAGGTCCCAACTCACCGATGACGACGGATGGGCGAGGGCCGCCGGGAACCGTTGGACGAGCGTTATCGGGGCCGCTATCGACGGTCGGCTGTGGGAGCGCCTCAGATACCCCGACCCCCTCCCCGACCTGGCGACCCTCGGTTGGGGTGCTGCCCGGGCCGAGGACGGGTCTCACGTCGTCATCGCCTGCGCGACCACCCTCCCCGACGGCCGTATCGTCGCAGAGGTCGCCGACGTCCTCCCGACCGCCTGGCAGGCCGCCGACGTCGTCGAGGACTGGATCGATTCGGACCGTTGTGGTGTCGACCCGTCCGGCCCGTCCTCCGGTCTCGCCGAGCAGCTGGCGCGCAAGGAACTCCCCAACGTCGACGTCCTCACGTCCCGGCAGTCCTCGGCGGCCTGTCAGGAACTCATCGACGCCATGACCGCCACGCCCCCGCAAGTCATGTTCCGCAAGCATCCAGCGTTGGACGCGTCCGCACTCGTCGCGCAGACCCGGCAGACCGGGGACGGTGGTAAGGCCTGGTCGAGGTCGACCTCCGAGGGGTCGGTCGCCGCCCTTGAGGCTGTGACCTGGGCGGTGAGGTCCGCGAGGATCGCCCCGAGGCGCGGTCGGCCGTCGGCCGACCCACGCGACACGCCGAAAAACTCGTAGGTCCCTGAGCCGGCGTCCCGGTCAGTCCAGAATGCCGATTCGTGAGGACAACCACGAGGGCAACCCCTGGGGAACGTGTCGACGCCGTCCTAGCCGCCTACGCCCCGCCGCCCGTCCGGGTCAGGCCGTGGGGAACCGACGCGTCCCGACTCCCCTACGCGTCACCCCTCTCCCCCGACACGACCCTGTCCCGGTGGGTATGGGATGACCTGATGGGCGACGACGTCCGGGCGTCCATCAACTCACGTTCCGGGGCGCTCCGACTCGGGCCGGTCAGCCGTGGCCGGAACATGCTTTGCGGTTCCGGTGCCCGATGCCCTCTCGTCGACCTCACCGGGAACACCCCGACCGCCCGTCAGCCGTCCTGGTTGCTCAACACCGAGGACGGGTCGAGCTGGCAGCACCGGACCCTCTGGACCCTCGACGACCACCTGTTCTACGGGTGGTCCCTGTGGCATCTGCGCCTCGGGGCCGACATGTTCCCGACGGCCGGGACTCACGTCCTGTGGGACGCGTGGGAGATCGACGATGACAACCGACTCCTGGTCGACGGGTACCCCGTCGAGAACCCCCGGGAATGGGTACTCATCCCCGGCCTACACGAGGGCATCCTCACCCACGGTTCCGACATTCTGACCGACGCCCGCGACCTGTTCGGCCTGGTCCGCGACCGACTCACCAACAACCTTCCCCCGGTGAACCTTGAGGCACAGCCCGGGGCCGACCGACTCAACCCCGAGGAGATTGACGCCGTGATTGCCTCGTGGAAAACCGCGAGGACCCGGAACGGCGGCGTCGGGTACACGAACGAGTGGCTGAAAGCCGTGTTCGGCCGGGGCAACCAAGACTCCGACCTACTTATCGAGGGCCGCAACGCTGCCGCCGTCGACCTGGCGCGCCTCATCGGTATCCATGCCGGACTCATCGACGCGACGGCCCCCAAGGCGTCCCTCAACTACGAGACCACGACCGGCCGAAACCAAGAGTTTGTTGACTTCGACCTGGCGCTCGCCCTCATGCCCGTCGAGGCGCGCCTGTCGATGGACGACATGACCCCCCACGGCCGCCGGGTCGCTTTCGACACGACCGTACTGACCGGCCCGTTCTCCCCGACCGGCCCAACCACCGAGGACTGACCCGTGACCGACATTCGCCTCTACGCCCAAGCAGTCACCGCAACCGCCGAGCGTCGCATCCTCGCCGGGGAGGTCGTCGAGTTCGGCCGGGTCGGCCTCACCAACATCGGCCCGCTTCGGGTCGCCGCGCAGGGTCAGGTCATCCAGACCCCCCACGGGCCGGTGACCGCACCCGGCCTGAGCTGGCCCTCCGACGTGACCCGCGTCAAGATGACCCGCGAGCATGACCGGTCGATTGTGCGGGGCTACGTCACCGCACTCGACGCCTCGCCGACGTCGATTCGGGCGGTCGTCAAGGCCAACGCCGACGATGACGGCGACGCCGCCCTCCGCGAGGCACTCGACAAGAAGCGGGACGGTTTCTCGCTGGACGTCCCCAACGGGACCCTGGTCGACGACGTCGACGGCGGAGCACCGTGGCTCATCGGGGGCGACCTCATCGCCCTCGGGCAAGTTGGAATTCCTGCCTACTACCAAGGCAGTCGAATGGACCGGGTCGCTGCCTCTGCGGCCGAACAAGGAAAGGAAACCCGCATGACCGAGGAGCAGAAGGCACGACTTCGGGAGTTGCTCGCCAAGCAGTCCCTGTCAGCCGACGAGCAGACCGAACTCAACTCGCTGTCGCAGCTGGCGGCCCAAGAGGTCGTCGCGTCGGACGAGACCCCGGCCGAGACCCCGGCCGAGACCCCCGCCCAGCCGGCGCAGGCCGTGGCGGCATCCATGCCCACGGTTCCGACCGGGATTCCCCGGCCGAACCGGGCACCGACCACGACCGAGGAGGGTGCCCTCGACCGCTTCATTCGTGGCATCTGCGAGGGGTACGGGCCGGACGGACGCGGGGCCGCTCACATCACGGCCGCCCTCAACGACGTCACCCACGCCCAGCACTCGGGCAACATCGCAACCCCGGCCTGGTCCGGTGAGTTGTGGTCCGGCGTCCAGTACGAACCGGAGTTCTCCGGTCTCTTCAACCAAGGCGACCTGACGTCGTACGAGGGCAAGGGTTGGCGCTGGGTCACCAAGCCTGAGATGCAGGATTACACGGGCAACAAGGCCGCCGTGCCGACGGACACCCCCGACACCGAGGCCGCGACCTACACGGCCGCCCGCATGGCCGTGGGCCACGACATCGACCGGAAGTTCTACGACTTCCCCGACGAGGGCTTCCTGCGGGGCTACGTCGAGGCCGTCCGCGAGTCCTGGGCGGTCAAGTTGGACGCAAAGGTCGAGGCGTTCATCGCCGCCAACGCCGTCGACTCCGGTCTCGACATGATCGACGAGACCGACGACGCCGCCGTCCTCAAGGGCGTCGCCAAGTTGGGCCGGGCGGTGAAGCGGGCGAGGATCGGCCGCCCGTCGTTCGTCATCATGCACGACGACCTGTTCGACACCCTCCTCGACGTGACCAACCTGGACGTCCCGGCGTTCCTCAACGCGTTCCTGCCCGGCCTCAACCCGGAGGACTTCACGTCATCGTCACTGGCGGCCTACGAGGGCAAGATCGTGGCCGGTGCCAAGCAGGCCGCGACCGTCCGCACCCTGCCCGGGTCGCCCATCCGGGCCGAGGCACAGCGGATCGCCAACGGCGGCATCGACAACGGATTCTTTGGTTACTGGGCCGTGGAACTCCACGCCGAGAACGGAATCCAGTACGTCGAGGTCGGGGACGTCACCCCCTGACCGCCCGTCCCCCGGCCCGGGATTGACGCCCGGGCCGGGGGACAATCCCCCGACAACCCCGACTTGTCGCCGAAAACGACCGCTAGGAGGTCCCCGGCATGACGCTCCCCGCCGCGCAGATTGTCACCCCAGAACGCCTCATCGACTTCGGGACTCTCACCGCCCTCCCCGACGATGAGGAGTTGGTCGACCTCTGCGCGGCCGTCGACGAGTTCGTCCGTGGGCTTCCCTCGGTGGCCGTGTTCGTCGAGCCGGCGTCCCCCGAGGACTGGCCGCACCGGTACGCCCTCGGGGCACGGATGCTCGCCGCTCGCCTGTGGAAGCGTCGGAAGTCCCCGGAGGGCATCGCGTCATTCACCGGCGAGGGCGTCGTCTACGTCCGGCGTACCGACCCCGACGTCGCCGAACTCCTGCGCCTCAACTTCGGGGGTCTCGGGTGAGCATCCCCGACCTGGCGGAACGCCTCAACGTCGCCGTCGACCTCCTCAAGGGGGTCGGCCTGACGGCCGCCGTCGACCCCGCCGACGTCGACGTCCCGGGGTGCTGGGTCGACCTGACCGGGGTCCTCCGGTGGACCCTCAAAGGCTGTGACGTCGCCTGCGAAGTCGTCCTCATCGTCCCCGCCGTCGACGGCCGGGCACAGCAGTACGCCGCCCTACAGGTACTCCTCGACAAGGCTGTCGAGGCTATGGGCATCCCCGACGGGGACGTCCGCAAACAGGCAACCGTTCTCCCCGAGTCACCGGTCGCCTACCCGTCCCTCGTCCTGCCCTACTGGATCCGCTAGGAGAAACCACAGCCATGCCCATCTCGTCATTCAAGACAATTGACGGAACCATGACCCTTGGTGCGTCCGACCTCGACGTCGCCGCGCAGGTACTCGACGCCGCCGTCGTCCCCTCCGAGAAGGTCAAGGAAACCGACCCCCGGCCTGTCCTGTCCGGCGATGAGCTGGCGGGGTCCTCGTCCGCATCCCTGTCCTTCCGACTCAAGGGCAAGTTCCTACAGGACGGCGGGGCCGCCGGGGTCGTCGCGTTCTCATGGACGAACGCCGGGGACGAGGTCGACTTCACCCTCAAGCCCAACGACGCGTCCTCGCCGTCGGTGTCCGGCACCGTCCGTGTCGTGCCGCTACAGATTGGCGGCCCCGTGTCCAAGACCGACCCGGCCGAGGCCGACTTCGACTGGCAGGTCATCGGCACCCCCACCCCGACTTGGGATTCCTGAGACCTCGACGAGGTCCAAAGACCCCTGCAACAACACACGACAATGAAAGGAACGGAAACCATGACCGAGACCCCTGCCGAGGCAATCGTCGAGGACGAGGCACAGCACGTCTACGACGAGGCCGAACTCCGGTTCGTCGACAACGCGCCCGGCCGGACTGCCAAGCAGACCGCCGACGACCTCAACGGTGCCAACGGAAAGGACGGCCGGAAGGTCGGCCGCGCCGACGGCAAGCGGGGACCCCGCTACTCCCTCCGGTGACCTGATGCCTCTCGACGTGAGCAGCAACGCCGCCGAGGTCGCCCGCGACCTCGACGGGGCCGCCGTGACTGCCGCCGCCGAGAGGGCAAACCGTCAGGCCGCTGACCTGGCGCTCGCCCTGGTCGCCCCCGGTACGCCACGACGGTCCGGCACGCTAGCGGCAGGCCTGCGGACCGTCGTGGCCTCGGAGGGGTGGGCGTTGGTCGACGCCGTCCCGTATGCGTCTATCGTCGACGCCCGTACGGGGTTCGCAACCAAGAAAGTCCTCGACAACCAAGCCAGAATCGTCGACGTCTACGACATCGAGTTACAGGCGACCTTCGACAGAATGTAAAGGGAATGCCATGCCGCACATCAAGCCCAAGCGTTATCGAGTGGAGTACAACCTCGACGGGGTAACCGTCGAGTACGAGGTCCGGGTCATCACCGCCGACATCCTCAAGGCCGAGGAGACCGGCCCGACGTATGCAATCAGCAACCCCCAGACCCAACCAATCGTGATGACGGTGATGTGGGTCTGGGCGGCGTCCGTCCGTGAGGGCCACATCGGCAAAGTGTCTTGGCCGGACTTCCGGCAGAACCTCATCGACTACGAGAAGTCCGGTGACGCCCCGACGGTGGACCCTACCCAGCCGGCGGGGCTCACGCTCTTGCCCTCGCCCTCGCCGTCAGACTCGGAGGTCTCGACTTCCACGGATGGAAGCGAGCAATAGCGGACGACCCCGCCCTCGTCGAGCTGGCCCTCACCTACCTACCCCAGGAGTAAGTCAATGGCAACCCTCACCGTCGACGCCGTCTCGTCGATGGACGCCGCCCGGTCTGACGTCGAGTCCCTCGGCGCGTCGGTCCGTGGCCTCGGGGCCGACTTCGACGCTGCCTCGTCCGATGCCCGGTCCGCGTCCCTCGACTTCGACGCCCTCGGGGAGGGTTCCGACAACGTCGCGTCCAAGTCGTCGCAGGCCGCCGCCGGTCTCGGCGACCTGGCGGGCGGCCTAGAGGCCGTCGGGGCCACCGGGGCCGCCACCGCCCTAGAGGGGGTCGCCCTGGCGTCCAGCGTCGCAGCTGGCGCAGGCGACGTCCTCAACCTCGTCGCCGAGACCTCGGTAGGCCGGTGGATCGCCTCGACGGCGGCGTCCGTGGCCCATCGGACCGCGACGATTGCCGGGGCTATCGCAACCGGCACGATGACGGCCGCCCAGACCGCCCTCAATGCGGTCATGGCTGTCTCCCCGGTTTTCCTCATCGTGGCCGGGATCGCTCTGCTTGTGGGCGGCCTCATCCTCGCCTACAAGCACTCCGAGACCTTCCGAAACATCGTCGACGCCGCATTCACCCGCGCCCGGGCCGTCGTCGAGGACGTCATCGCCGTTGTGCAGGACGTCATATCCTGGTTCGGCCGACTCCCCGGAGAGGCTAGGGACGCGTGGGACAAGGTCTCGGGGGCCGTCGGCGACGCCGTCGACAAAGCGGGTCGATTCTTCAAGGGTCTGATTGACGATGTGAAGCGACTTCCCCGCGAGGCCGTGTCCGTGGTCTCTGGGGCTTTCGCCGATATGTTCGCCCCGATTCAGACCGCTATCGAATGGGTCGGGGACCTTGTCGACCGAATCAAGGACATCGACTTTCCCGACTTCCCCGACTTCCCGTTCGCCGGTCGCGCTGTGACCGGTGCGTCACCTGGCGGCGTCGGGACCGGCGTGGCAGCGGCATCCCCGACGACCGTCAGTATCGTTGTGAACGGGGCCGTCGACCCGGTCTCCACGGCCCGGCAGATTGCCGGTTTGCTGTCCGACTATGCCGACGTCACCGTGACCCCCGATTGGGCCGGGGTGACCCCGTGACCAACCACTACACGGGGGCGACCCTCGACTCGACCGTCACTAGGGACACTCAAACCGGCACGGCCCGGCCCCGGCAGACGTGGAAGATTCACCTGCCCGTCCCCATCCTCTTTGAGTCGTTCGTCGCCGACGTCCGTATCGCCGGGACATATGACCTCAAGATCGACGGGGTAACGGTCGCCACTCATGCCTGCGCGGCCGCGTCCCTAAACAACACCTGGACCCCGGCCGCGCCTATCGAGCTGGCGGCCGGTACGCACACGTTCGTACTCGACTGCGGGACTACCGTCCAATGGTACAACTGCTCAAACTCGACACAGGCAAAGACCGGCACGGGCGCTCACGTCATCGGGTGGGACGTTTGGGAGGAACCGGGGACGTCCGCGTCGGTGGCCGGAAAGATCAACTTCAAGATCCCTGACGGGGTCCTCGTGTCAAAGGTCGAGTCCTCCTCGACCTCGACGGTTTCGCAGTCCGCGCAGACCTGGTCCGTTACATTCGCCAACGCCGTCAAACTCCTCGGGGTCCTCAAGCGCCTGGTCACCAATGAGGCGACCGGGTACGACTTCAAGGTCGACGGGACGACGGTCGCCACCGTCGTCAAGGCTCACGCTTTCGACGTCGGTTGGGAGTTCGTGCCCGGGTCCCCGGTCTCTATCGCGGCCGGGGCTCGCACCCTCAAGTTTCAAGCGTCCGCAAACCGGGCCTGGCGCTATCAGAACGTCGGGACGACGGTCCCCGACGGGTCGGGGTCGGCCGAGACGACCGCCTGGGGACTGTGGCAAGAGGCCACCCCCGCCCTCGACGACACGGTCCCCGCGGCCCTGTTCTTCGCGTTCCTGCCCGGCGTCCCCACGGCTGTCGACGCCGAGGCACTCTCGTCCTCGGCTATCGAGTTGTCCTGGTCGGCCCCGTCCGGGGGGCACGCCGTTTACTACGAGGTACGGATCGACGGCGGGGCCGCCGTCGAGGCGACATCGCCGCACACGTTCACCGGCCTCACCCCGGGCACGTCGTACGACCTGGAGGTTCGGGCCGTCAGCCCCGCCGGGGCGTCCGCGTGGGTCCTGGTCACTGAGTCAACCCTCGACACGGCCGTAACCGAGGGGTACAACGTCGTGTTGCGCATCGGTGGTCACTCGTGGGACATCGACGCCGGGGACCCGGCCGACCCCGACGCCGCCAACCCCCTAGCCGGCGTCCTGTTCTCCTGGTCGGCGCCCGATGACATCGGCTGGCCGCCGCGCCCGTATCAGATGGACCCCGATACCCTCACCGTCCGGGTCACGTCGCCACAGGCCGCATTCTTCGAGGACGTCCGACGCTATGACGTCGTCCGGTTCGCGTTCACCCCGGCCGGTTTCGACACGACCGCTCCCCTGGTCGACTTCGCAGGCATCGTCACCAACAACCCCAAGGTGACCCGGGACCCCGCCGGGGGTGCCGTGCTCGAGGTCACCGCCGTCGACTATCGGGCCGTCCTGCAACTCGTGACAATCTTCGGGGTCGACGAGGACGACGGCGGGGAGTTCAACGGCGAGACCGGCCCCGGCATCTGGCATGTGTCCGTGCCCGACTACGACGGCCGCGCCTTGATCCAAGGCGGCATCATGGTTGACCACCCCGACCTGGGCGTCGTCGGGTGGGGCGGCGTCGGTGAGTGGATCAATGAGGCGCTCACCAACGACTACGGCGACCCGTGGATGAGCATTCCCCTGCCCCTGGACATCTTCAACGGCGAGGACGTGTCGGAGGAGTTGGGGCCGTTCCGGTCCCCCTTGGTCACCTACGAGACCCCTGACGACGTCGTCACCTTGCACGACGTCTACAAAGCCCTCGGGGTCTACCCGTGGCCGGTGTTCGACCCCGCTACCGGCAACCTTGAGGGGTTCCGCTATTGGTTTGTCCACCCCAACGGGGAGGGCGACTACACGGTCTCCGAGCTGGACGCCGGAATCGTCCTCGGGGAGGTCGAGTGGCGTCGTGGCGTCTGTACCGACGTCGTCGAGGTCAAGACAACGTCCGGTCAGCCATTCATCCGGCATATCAGCGGGGAGGACTACGCCGCTTTCTACTCCTACGCCGACGACATTCCCCCCGAGGTCGTCAAGCGAATCTCATACAAGGACAGGGACTACGGGGGCTTCAATATCGACGGTTTCGTCAAGGAGGTCACTACCGGTTGGTGGTCGCCGTACAAGATGACCGTTCTGGCCGACCAAGACCCGACCACGGTTGCCGGTTGGTTCAACTACCCCGAACGGGTCTCGGTGGTCGTGCATGTGACCGACATTGAGGAGGAAAGGCACCCGTTGGAATTCGAGGGGTTCCGGTGGTTCCTCGAAAGGGGAGAGTTCTACGGCCGGTTGTCCCGGGCGTCCCTCCTCATCACGGCCGGGGGTGCCTGGTCTGTCGAGGCGCGTCTGCGGCCGCGTCTGCCTAAGCCCATCCTCGACGACCTAGAACCATGACGAATGTTTCGACTCATCGGGGAGGTTCTGGCGCTCGCCCTCGCTACCTGTGCTCTGCTGGGTATCGCGTGGCGGGTAGTCGTCCTGCCCAACCTCAAGACTCACCTGTTCGACCCCGTACGGGACACCCGGCGGCAGGTGACCGAGAACCGGCATACGAACCGGGAACCAACGGTGCTAGACCGCATCGACGACCTGGAGAACCACATCGAGTTAGTGGCCCTCAACCAACTTGCCGTCCTGCGACGCCTCGGGGCTCATATCGGCGAGTCGGAAGCGGACCGCGCCCGGTTGTGGCTCATGGTCGAGTCACTCACTCACGAATACAGGAGACCCGACAATGACCCTCGATCCCCGCATGACCCCCCAGGAGTATCAGGCACGTCAGGCTAGGCGGCGTCGAGCTGGCCGCGTCATTCCCTGCGTCGTCAATGGCGGGTGGGTGCCGTTCCCGGTAACCACCGAGTACGGCAAGACGTCCCCCCCCGGTCGACCCTGGTCGTTGGGCCGTCACACCGGAGAGGATCACGCCGCCCCCGTGGGGTCCCGGGTCGTGTCGGTCTCCTGGGGCCGGGTCGTCTGTGTCGCCAATTGGACCCGGCCCGGCGTCATCGGGTCCCGTGGCCCCATCCTGCATTGGGGCGACTCCTACGGGACACACGTTGTCATCCGTACGGCGTCCGGCCGCTACGACGTTGGCTACTGCCACTTATCCGAGACCCGGGTACGGCCGGGCATGTGGGTGCGTCCCGGGCAGGTCATCGGCCTGTCGGGTCAGACCGGCGGGTCAGGCACGTTCGGCCCACATCTGCACCTAGAGGCGCGTCCAGCCGGCGGCCGGTTCGGAACCGACATCAACCCCATCAACGTCAAGCGAATCAGGAGAGAACCATGACCGACCTCACCGGCCTCGACGAGACCGAGCCACCCCCGGCACCTGGCGACGTCCTCCTCATGCGCGTCATCGTCCTCGTGGCTTCCATCGGCATCCTGTCCGTTGTCGCCATTGCGGCCCTCACCGCCCTCGACGCTATGGTCGCCGAGACCGTCAACGTGCCCAGCGTCCTCGACAACCTGGCGACCGGGGCGCTCGTCGGCCTCACCGGTCTCCTCGCCGCTCGCCGAACATGAGGGACGGCCCCTCTCCGACATACCGGAGAGGGGCCGCCTTGTGTCCCCGAACGGGGGACGGGGACACGCCTAGAAACCGTACCACCCTCGAATGAGGGCAACCCAGAACACTACGACGGCGAGCCAGCATCCGAGGATGACTAGGGCAGAAAGCCAAGTAGGCATCGCTTCACACCCCCTCCCCGAAGCGTTGACGGGCGGCCTGGCGTGAGATACCCAGGACGTCTCCGACGTGAGTCCAAGAGTAGCCGAACCGGTTGAGACCCCTGGCGGCCTCGACGATTGCCTCGTCGACGAGCTGGCGGACCTCGACGAGTTGCTCTAGACCCTCGGTGTCGCCCTCGGCGGCCCTCGCCGCCAATGCCCGGGCGAACCTCTTCGACGCCGCCCCGAGTTCGGGACACTCCGGGCGCTCACGCCGCGACCGACGACGGCCGCCCCGCTTACCCACCCCACGACGGATGAGCCACGCCGCCAACTCGTCGATATCGTCGACGGCGGCCCGGCCCTCCTGGTCGAGGAACGCCCGGAGGTCGTCGGCGAGGCTCACGGCCCCTCCGAGAGGGCGTGGAGTGCGAGCGTGTAGACGTCGTGCCCGTACGACTGCGCGCACCGGGTCACGACCTCGATAACGGTGGGCGTGATCCCCTCGGGAAGGGACGTGTAGGACCACGGGTCAGTGTCGGGGTGGAACCCCGGGCCGACCGCCTTGACAACGTCCATGTACGCCCGTTCCACGAGGCCGACGGGCCGGTCGCTCACGACCCGGCCTCGTAGTCCTCGGGAATGATTCGGTGGGTCGTGGTAGTGGTCATGCCGGGCACGATCTTGCCCCGGCGGCCCCGGACGGTACGCCGAACGCTTATCGTCCGGGTGCCGATGTGAAGGGCGAGGACGTCCCCGGCCTGGGTGTCGTCATAGCCCAGCCCAAAGAGGAGTTCCTGCACCCACGCGTCCCTGGTCAACTTAGGCATCGGGTCGGGCGCGGCGGCCCGCGTCGGGGCGCTCACCGCTCGCCCTCAACGACGACCCGTAGCGGGGTGTCGAGTACGAGGTCCCGGTAGAAGTCCTCACGACCCTGTTGGTTGACGGCCTCGCACTCCTGCCCGTGGGCGTCCGCGAGGACGTCACAGGTCGGCGCGTGGATGCACACGAACTCGTATTCTGCGGCCGGTTCGGATTGGTACGGCATCTGTGTAGCCCCGTTCTCTAGTAGGTGATTCCGCGACAACCCTAGATTGTCAGGCCGTCGAGGGACAAGCATAGGTTGTCATTCGGCGTGTTGCCGACGATTCCGAGGCCTCGTGTGCGCAGGGTAGGCGCTATGCCTCGTCGACGTCGCCGTCCCCGGTGCCTGGACCTGTACTGCGGGGGGTTCGGTGCCGGTGAGGGATACCGGCGGGCCGGGTATGACGTCATCGGGGTCGACGAGCACAGGCGACGAAACCACCCCCCCGGCGTCGAGTTCATCAAGGCCGACGTTCTCGACGTCCTCGACGACCTGGCGTTCCTCCGGGGCTTCGACCTCATCCATGCGTCGCCGCCGTGCAAGGAACTCACCCGACTAACCGGCCTGATGGACGCGCAGGGTCGGCAGGCCTCGCACCCCGACCTCTTGGTCCCCACGAGACAGGGTCTCGACCGAGCCGGCGTCCCGTACGTCATCGAGAACGTGGAGCAGGCTAAGCATCGAGGCCTGATGACCCCTCACGTGACCCTATGCGGGTCCATGTTCGACCTACGCACCGTCGACGAGGCCGGGGAGGTCCGTTGGCTACAGCGTCACCGCCTGTTCGAACTCGGAGGATGGGGTCGCCTCGGGGTCATGCTTCAGCCGTTCTGCGCGCATCCTCGGAACCTTCGACCCTTGGGCATCTACAGCAACGACCCCGGCACGTCGACCCCGGGGGGTGGCGACATCGCCACGCTTGCGCAGGCACGGGAACTCATGGACATCGACTGGATGAGCTGGCGGGCGATAACCCAAGCCATACCCCCGGCCTACACAGAGTTTCTCGGTAGGGCGTACCTAGAGGAGAGGCAGGCAGCATGAGCCACCGACACAACCGGTTGACGTTCCTACACGCACCGTGTCACGGACCGACGCTCACGCACTCGACAATCCGGTTCGCCCTCTCCGACGAGTTCCACGCCTGCGCGGTCGGATTCTCCGAGGCCTACCGACACGAGGCGTTCCTCCGAGGCCGTCCCCGTTGGCGGCCGACGATGCCAGCCCCCCGCCCCGAGGATGACTCGCACATGACCCGGGGGAAGTTCGACGCGCCCGTCCTGGTCCGTCGTCATCACCCGTTGGTCGCCTCGTGGTCTGTCAAGGCCTGCGGCCGGTCAGCACCCCTCAAGCTGGCCCCGCCACGTTGGTTCAACGGGCAGACGTTCGCCCACGACCTGGGCGCGGTCGAGACAATCGCCGCGCACCCTCACGCCAAGATTGTTGGCCTGCCCGGTGACCTTGACCGGGTGGAGAAGTATGCCGAGTCGATGAGGGTCCTAGAGGCTCACATCGAGAAGAGTCTCAACAAGGGACGCCTGGTTGTCCTCGGCGGGGACCTCAACTACCCGGACCGACCTGGCGGCCCGGCCTGGTCGCCCCCGAGGATGCTTCGACGCCTTGGCCTCAAGCATTGGGCCGTAGGCATTGATTGGGTTGCCTGGTCCCCCGAACTCGTCCCCGTCCGTAACCGTGTCATCGGCCGCGAGCAGACACACCAAGACCACCCTTGGCTGTGGGTCTCATTCACGGGGTTTTCACGATGAGACTCGGTGAGCAGCACGTTGGCAGACATCACTTCGCTGGCCCTTGCGGTGAGTGGCGGCCCGTCCTCGGGAACCGGGCCTGCCCGGTCTGTCCTGAGCGCTGCCCGGCCTGTGGCACTTGGTACTCACGAGGAGGGCCGCCCGAATGATCCACCGATGCACGTCTGAGCCGGCGGGGACCACGGTCGAGGGTCCCGACGCGTTGGGACAGTACGCCGTCGTGTGCGTGGCCTGCGGAACGATCCTCGACATTGTCGACGACCGGGAAGAGGCCTACTGCTCACTCTGAGACTTCGGGCGGCCTGTCGCCCGATGCTGTACGCCCTGCGCCCGTGGCGATTGACGGGTGGGCCGACTAACCCTCGGTGCCGTCTCCGGTTAGAGCGGAATCAGCATTCCAGCGCCCGGAGAGTCGACAGGGAACAGGCAGCGAACTCCGGGTGTGCCGTGTTGGTGAGCGTAGGTCACGGGGGAGAAGTCAAAGCACGTCCGGCCCCGTCGACGCCGAGACCCGATAAGGCGTCGCTCACGACCCCTCTCACCGTATAGCCGTCCGTGGGCCGCACCCTCAAAGTGCGGCCGCACTTAGGCGACCGAGTCGCCCCCGCCTACCGGAGTCCTCCGGGCGTAAGTGTCCTGTCATCGCTACAGGGCACCCCGCGCCCGGAGGGGTAACCCGCCTGGTGAGATACCCCGCATCCCCGAACCGGTCTGTCACCCTGGACGGATGAGCAGATGGGGCGGCAGGAAGGTGAGGCAGCTGGCCCTCCTCGTGGTCGAGGTCAAGGGTTCGGAGTGTTGGCTGTGCGGCCTGCCCGGTGCAGACTCCCCAGACCACGACCCGCCCCGGTCTGTCCTGGTCCGTGCCGGGGTACCCGACCCCGACGACCTGGCGTACCTGAACCCCGCTCACTACCTGTGCAACCTGTGGCGTAGCGACCGGCCGGTCGACGACGGGCTACGCCAGGAGTTGAGGGCACGTCGCCTCGCCCTCCTCGACGATGACGACACGCCGTTGTCTCCGGTGATTGCGCGTCGTCGGCCGAGTCGTGCTGTACTTTTTGAGACTCGCCCACGGCCGGGAAGT